GAGAACTTACAACTGGTTTAAGATTCCCAGCAACAATCGCCGCTTCAGGTAATGCTTATACTCTAGATCGATATGCTGAAGGTACTTGGACCCCAACCATCACTGGAGATACTTCACATGCAACATTTACAACTGGAGGTCAATGGACCAGAATCGGTAGTATAATTCATCTTACTGGTTGGATTAAAAAAACTGCTGGATCTACTTCAAACCCTTCTGCCTTGCTCAACCATATTTTAATAGGAGATTTACCAGATTCAGTTGGCACAAGCTTCCTACTAAATGATGCAAGGGTCGGTATCTGGACAGAGATTAGTAATGGCGATTCTCTAACTGAAACTCAGAGGTTCTTTGGATCTGGCGGAAATCAGATACAAACTGGGACGATTGCACACAGTTACCACACTAAGGTTTCAGGAAATACTTCATTTAAACTTTTCTTTGTTGGAGCGCGAACTGCTGAATATAATCCCTTATCGCTAAATAGCGCAGATAAGACACTTATGTTTAGTTTATCATATACCGCCTCTAGAACTTAATACTACTTAAAAATACTAAAACCATGAATTTAACAGTAACTGCCAAATTTATAAAGATCCTTAACCGAGAGACACTGCAATTGGACCTTGAAAATCCATTAGTTGATACAACTTTCGACATTACACCATCAGACCCAGATCATATCATTTCGACTGATCTATTTGCTAAAGTTGACCTAGAACTCGATCAGTTGGCTCCAGCTAATTATTCAGTAATTGATCAAAAATTAACAGTAAATGGTGTAGAGGTTTTTCCAGGAAAAAACGATCCATCACTAATCCAGCTAACCAGTAATACCGTGATTGAATCAATCACGTTAGTTATGCCCGAAGCTTAAACGGAATGACCTTCTTTTTATCAAGCATTCGATGATAGTCCAATAGGACATTAGCATCAAAACCATGGCTAAGGTTCATTATTTTATTCAATAAGATAATGTCCTTAGTCAGACAAATTCCATCTGACAATACTACATGGTCAGTGCCTGAAACAACCACAACATTTCTGTCTGGATCAAAATCCGTAAGTAAAGGTTTTTCAGCAAGTAGCCTTTCCCTAAATTCATTAGGTTTCAATCCAGGTAGAGTTAATACTGCTTTTTTGGTTATTGAATAGCCCAAGCTACGTGAGCTCTTCATATTTAACTTATAAACGTCATATCTATCAAGCTTGCCAGATTTACAAACAATATAGATTTTTTCTTGTTTATGAACATTTGTGTTATTTAGGTGAAAGTTTAAGTGTTCCAACACAGGTATCTGTTTTACCAAGTAGGTTTGCATTACCTCAGCCAACAAAGTTGATGCCATTCGGATGATCTCCTTCCCATTAGAGTCATTCAGTTGGGCCAATTGAGATACTATATCCATTAAGTTTTGATGTGCCCTAACAACATTCAGATGTGAATCGTAGACCTTCTTGTCTGCAATAATTGTGTTTAAATTTAGATAATGAAATGTTATCTCGTAAAAGTTAGAGAAGTCAGTCTCAAGATTATTGAGATACTTAGCCTTCGCATCCAGGAGTACGTAATTGTAGTACTCTGGATCTACAAAATTGGCTTGGCAAAGCCACATTGGGTCTAACACCAGCCTAGGGTTTAAAGTTTTCATAAGTACCCCTAGTTTTCTTGTTATTTATTTTAGGCTAAAACCGCAATACTCTGCGATAAATAACAAAAAGAACAAATTAATGCAAGTAGTCACCTACAAGATAATTCCAGACCTAGATAAGAACTCGATTGCATACAGCAAAAATTATAGAATTTTTTCAGCTGGTGATCCTGTCCCTGGGGCTGTGAAAATTGTTGGATTTACTGAAGATTTGACACTAAATGGAGCTAATGCTACTTACATAAACCGTAAGTTCAGATACTCTACTGACCGTGGAAACTGGTCACTATGGTACTCATTTAGCCCAAGTGATATTTCGGAAATTGATGTGTTGGAATTTAATGAGTCTCAGTTATTCATAGAAGTTAAGTATGAGTATGATGATACAACTTACGATGCAATCGTAGATTCATTAGTTATTAACTCTGCTAAATTTAAAATTCAAAGCACAAAAGCTGACGAGACTCTTTATACACCATCAGTTAGCTGTTCTCCTGAACGTTGCCCAGCGCTGGTTGCTGAAAGAGAAGCTTCTTTTAAACCTTATGAAGTCGGCAGTGCTATCGGTATTTCAAAAGAATTAAGTCTACAAACAAATAAATTATTCGGCCATGAGGTTGTTTATTTTAAGACTGAACCTGATAGAGATGGTGGAGACTTTATTTTTAAGGAATGGACTCTCTTTAAAACAACTGACCGCAAGTGTGTTAAGGTTGTTGTACCTAATAATATTTTCCCAGATAACAAGCCTAATTTCACCGAATTTGGAGTAGATTTTGAAATTCCATTTGAGATTCACGTTGATCACATTTATTTTCAATCAATATTTGGACCAAACTCTCAACCTCGAAAGAGAGATTACTTATACATGCCGCTAACTAATCGAATGTATGAAATTCAAGGTAGCTATCTGTTTAGAGGATTTATGATGGAACCGCTTTATTGGAAAATTCAGTTAACTAAGTTTCATCCGAATATCGATATGTTAATGAAAGCTGATGATCGTAGGTTCCTAGACAATATTATTATGACTAGCGATGAGTTATTTGGTGCACCGGCTGAGGTTCAAAAGAAAGATGCTCTTAACAAGCAGCAATTAAAAACCATTTCCAATAAATTTGATGAGACGCGTAGATCACTTCACCCTGACCTAAATAATAAAATCTTAGATTATACGTTTAATTACTCTCCATTAATTGAATATTATTATGATATGAGTGCAGTAAAACCGATTGTTGCAAGCTATCAAATTGTGTCAAACGGCACAACTCAAGATCAAGACCTTTCACCTAATTCTCCATACACAGTTTTCGCGTATGAGAATAGTGAAATTTATAAAAATTGGATTGCTCGACAGCTAAATACTGGAGACTCTAACATAAATAGTGCAGGTAAACTTTTACCAGTTAAAATGAACGGTCCAAAGGACTCATATAATCCAGCAACTGGAAAATACGTTACGGTTGAAGGTTATAAGAACTTATCATTTAACTCAAATGAGCGTAGAGATATTACTGCATACTCAAGTGGAGTTCTTCAATTTAAACAATCTGAAAATGCAGTTGTTTATAAAGCAGTTGCATCCACTGTAAATACTCCAAACATGACATTTAGCAGTATTGTTAAATTCAATAAAGGTTCACAAACCATAAAGATATTAGATGGATTTGATAATTTTCAAGAAAAGGGACTAATTATCACATGTAATCTAGTTGATATTGATGGAATTACCGCGACTGCAACAATCTACGTAAACATAAATAATACAATTTATCCATTTACGGTAGGTACCTTAACCTATGATACGTGGTATTCTTTAGTAATTCCAGTCTCTGCTCAATATGGCCAGCTAGCAGTAAACATATATTCATTTGGCCAAGATCCAGCAAACGTAAAAAACTCAAATCGGTTAATCGGCGTTTACTCAAGCTCTTCTAATATTGGACAGTTCTCTTTTGAAACTACTGAGAATTGGACGTTACCAGCCGCTAACTATTCAATTGCTAATATTAGACTATTTAATACAATGGTGCAAGCAGAGGATCATGAATTTATAATAAGTCAGCTATTCATTAGAGACGAGTCAATGCTTGAGATTATAGATAACGCTCGACCTCGACTAAATGTACCATTCATTGCAATAAACAGATAAAACAATATGTATAAAGATTTAACTAAACAAAGTCTATTCGACAACGTAAATTTGGGATTTGAATTTGAGTTCTTTTCTCCAATTGAGCGTGCTGAACTTGCTGAGAAACTATCTTCGTTACTTGGCAAAAATGTAATCAGCACAAATGATTACGGTTCAGATATTCCAGTAAGCTATTCTGATTTTAAAATAGAACCTGATTTTTCAGGTGGATTTAAAATGAACGAACTTATTACTGGAGTAATGCCATACAATGAAGCAATTCATGTAATGTACAAAGTAATGAATTTCATTGATGAAAACGGATTCACTTCTGACCGTACTGGCATGCACATCAATATCTCATTAAACGAATTTGACTTGGGCCTGCGTGAAAGATTACAGAATCTAAATGTGTTCAAGTACATCTTAGCCCTAAATGAAGAAAGAATATTTGAGATGTGGCCTTCTGCTAAATCAAGAATGCAAAAGATTTACAAGAACTCAGTATCAAACATCTATCCAAAGAATAAATTTCTTGCAGAAACATCTCTTGACTA